AAAAAGGCTTATGTGATTGCGGATAACCAACTGGCTCTAAATGCGGGGTGGGATAAGGAGCTGCTGAAGCTGGAGCTGGACGAGTTGCATATTGAGGGCTTCAAAATGGATTTGCTAGGCTTTGATGCGGCGGAGTTATCGGCTGCTATGGGGCTAGATAGCTCGCTCGACGGGGAGGCACCGGCTATAGACGCCGGGATAGAGTACAAAGAAAAATTCGCGATAATCGTTGATTGCGCGGACGAGGCCGAGCAGCAGGCGACATTTGAACGCCTGGACTCGATGGGCTTTACGTGCAAGGTTCTGGTGAACTGACATGAAAATCCAAGTACGCAACAACTGCTCTGACTTCAATAGCTACCGCGCTGCCAGAGTGAAAAGCCTGTTCAACTGCGAAAGCGGGGCGAACTTCGCGATTGACGCCGACCTGCCGCTGGAAGACGCCGCTTGGCAAATCGGCGTGGTGGTCGGCCCGTCCGGCTCCGGTAAGACTAGCATCGGGCGCTCGATCTGGCCCGACGTTGGAATTTACGACGGTGACGAGGGGTGGGCCGCCGACAAGCCCATTGTTGACGCCATTGCTCCGCAGGGCGGATTTGACGACGTGACAGGCGCTTTGTCAGCCGTCGGCCTAGGGTCTGTGCCAGCGTGGCTGCGCCCTTACCACGCGCTGAGCAACGGCGAGAAGTTCCGCGCCGGGCTTGCCCGCATCATTGCCGAGGGGAAACAGCGCGTCATCATCGACGAGTTCACTTCCGTGGTTGACCGCCAGATCGCCAAAGTCGGCGCTGGGGCTTTCAGCAAGGCGTGGAAGCGCGGGGGAGGACAGGCGGTGCTGCTGTCTTGCCACTACGACATCCTCGATTGGGTAGAGCCGGACTGGGTTTTTGACACCCGCACCGGCGAACTTCAACGGGGGTCACTTTGGCGTCGGCCAAAGTTTGACCTCGAAGTTTTCCAGACAGACGGCTCGTACTGGCCTCTGTTTGAGCCGCATCACTACCTAAAGCTCCCGCGCATGGTCGCCGCGAGGTACTATGTGGGCTTTGTTGACGGCGAGGCGGTTTGCCACATGGCCGTCTCGCCCAGGCTAGAGGTTGGCGGTATGCGGGCGTGCCGCATGGTAGTTATGCCTGAGTGGCAGGGGGCTGGCGTAGGTATGAAATTCTTAAACGAGGTTTGCCGGTTGCAATTCACAGAGGCGAACAAGTATCACGAGCGCACCAAGGCGGTTTATTTCCACACCTCGCACCCGGGCCTGTGCGCCGCGCTGCGCCGTGACAAGCGGTGGGTGCAGGTTAGCCAGATGATGGGCGGCGCACACAAAGGTAAGAGCGCGGCGTCTACGGCGAAATCAGGAGGCAAAATTGCCATCGGCTACGGCGGCCACCACCGCGCTGTGCAGGGCTTCAAAATGCAAAAGGCGCTCGCGGTATGAATATCCTGATTGCAGGGCAAAAATGGTTTGGTGCAGAGGTGTTCCGCGCCTTGCGCGCCTTACCCGGCGTGTCGATCAAGGCCGTGTGCGCTCCCATAGGCGGCGACAGGCTGGCTGGGCAGGCTAACCTCTACGGCGTGCCGGTGATCGCGTCAGGCACGTTAAACGCCGCGTCTATGCCCGCTGGGGTTGATTTGATCGTGGCCGCGCACTCGCACGACTTTATCGGGCAGGCAACGCGGCTGCGAGCCAAGTGGGGCGGCATCGGCTACCACCCGAGCCTGCTGCCGCTGCACCGGGGCAGGGACTCTATCCGCTGGGCTATCCGCATGGGCGAGCGCGTGACCGGCGGGAGCGTGTACCGGCTGTCAAACCGAATGGACGGCGGCGATGTGCTGGCGCAGCGCCATGTATTTATCAGGCCCGGCGACACAGCCGAGGAGCTGTGGCGGCGGGACCTAGCGCCGCTAGGGGTGGAGCTACTCACCGGGGTGGTCGCGGCCTTCGCGTCCGGGGGCTACCAGCACGGGGTCGCGCAGGACGATTCCATCGCCACATGGGAGCCGTCTATCGACAGGCCGCCAGCGTACCGCCCGGACTTGCTTATGATAGAGGGGCCGGGGCGGCATAAAATATAGGGGAACAGACAATGGCAAAACTTGAAAAACCCGTAGCTATAAAGCCCAACACCCACGGCGGCGCGCGCGAAGGCTCAGGCCGAAAGCCGTTCGTAGCCACAGACGCGGAGCGCAAGCAGGTAGAGGCGCTAGCGGGCGTGGGCTTGCCGCAAGAGCAGATAGCGGCGCTGCTGCGCGATGGCGTGTGCGTCGATGTCGTGCGCGACAACTTCGCCCATGAGCTAAAAGCGGGCAAGGCCAAGGCTAGCGCAAAGATTGGTCAAACGCTATTCAACCGTGCTATCGGCGGGGAAACAGCCGCGCTCATCTGGTGGACCAAATCGCAGATGGGGTGGAAGGAAGTGCAGCAGCACGAGATAACCGGAAAAGACGGCGCACCGATCCAGGTTGCGACCATCGACGTCTCGAAGATTTCTACCGAGGCGCTGGCCGAAATCATGGCGGCGAGAGATGCAACTGACGCAAGCTGACCTGCTGGCCATCGAGCGCGAGTTGTGCAGGCGCAGCCTGGCAGAGTTTGCCAAGCGCGCATGGCGTGTGCTCGAACCAGCTGCAGAACTGAAATGGGGTTGGGCGCTGGATGCCATCTGCCTGCACCTAGAGGCCGTGACCAAAGGCGAAATCACTCGGCTGCTGATGAACGTGCCACCAGGTTCAATGAAGTCGCTCTTGACAGGCGTCATTTGGCCAGCTTGGGAGTGGGGACCGCGCGGCCTGCCTGAGATGCGCTTCGTTGGCACGGCCCACGAGGAACAACTTGCCATTCGAGACAGCAGGCGCTGCCGCGACCTGATCAAGTCCGACTGGTACCAGCGGCTCTGGCCCATCGAACTTCTGGCCGACCTGGACGGCAAGCGCGAGTTCGGCAACACGAAGAAGGGCGTGCGCCAGGCACGCGCTTTTACCTCCATGACCGGCGTGCGCGGCGACAGGGTCATCCTAGACGACCCGATCAGCGCGGACAACGCCAACAGCCAGGCAAAGTTGGAGGCTGCACGCATTGCTTTCACCGAGACACTGCCGACTCGGATTAACTCGGACAAGTCGGCCATTGTGGTCATCATGCAGCGCCTGAACGAGAAAGACATTTCCGGCGTCATCAAGGAAATGGGCCTGCCGTACACGCACCTGTGCATCCCAATGCGCTTCGAGCCTGAGTTCCGGTGCACCACCAGCATTGGCTGGACTGACCCGCGCACCGTGGAAGGTGAGCTCATGTTTCCCGAGCGCTTTGGTGAGACGCAGGTGGCCGAACTGGAAAAGACCCTGGGCACCTACGGCACGGCCGGACAGCTCCAGCAACGGCCAGCCCCTCGAGGCGGCGGCGTCATCAATACCGACTGGTTCGGCTACTGGTCGCACGTCCCGCAGATGGAGTTCCGCTTCATCACGGTGGACACGGCCCAAAAGACAGCCACCCACAACGACTGGTCGGTGCTGCAGTGCTGGGGGCGCTCGACCGTCGGCAAGGCCGTCAAGCTCGACCAGGTGCGCGGCAAGTGGGAAGCGCCCGAGCTTCTGGTGCAGGCCCGTGCCTTCTGGCTCAAGCACCTGAACGACCCGAGGCCACTGGCCAACGCGGCCACCATGCGCGGCATGTATGTCGAAGACAAGGTTTCAGGCACTGGCCTGATTCAGACCCTGCGCAGGGAAGGCCTGCCGGTCATTGCCGTGCAGCGCAACAAGGACAAGATCAGCCGAGGATATGACGCGGCACCGTTCATCGAGACCGGCAACGTGCTGCTGCCGCAGGACGCGCCTTGGCTTTCAGACTTCCTTGCCGAGGTTGCGGCCTTCCCGTCCGGCGCTCACGACGACCAGCTCGACCCGATGTTTGACGCGATCAACCTGGTGCAGCGCCTACCGGCAAACAAGGCGGCGATGGTCAAACCATTGCCCACGGTGTCGAAATGGTAGAAAATACTTGAAAAGAGGGCAAAAATATGGCACGAATTTCACGAGAGCAGCGACTGGCGAATCTTCACGCCGAGGCGCTCTCACAGTTTGACAACGTCCAAACGGCGCTGCGTGACGAGCGCCTTCAGTGCTTGCAAGACAGACGCTTTTACTCGCTGGCCGGTGCTCAATGGGAAGGCCCACTCTGGGACATCTACGAGAACAAGCCCAAGTTCGAGGTGAACAAGGTCGCTCTGGCGGTCATGCGCATCATCTCGGAATACCGCAACAACCGCATCACCGTGGACTTTGTGTCCAAGGACGGCGCGGAGAACGACAAGCTGGCAGACACCTGCGATGGCCTGTACCGAGCCGACGAGCACGACAGCGTGGCCAACGAGGCCTACGACAACGCTTTTGAAGAGGCCGTCGGCGGTGGCTTTGGTGCCTGGCGACTGCGCACCACATACGAGGATGACGAGGACGAGGACAACGAGCGCCAGCGCATCCAGATCGAGCCGATCTTTGATGCCGACAGTTCCGTGTTCTTTGACCTGAACGCCAAGCGCCAGGACAAGGCCGACGCCCGTTTCTGCTACGTTATCTACTCGATGACCTACGAGTCCTACAAGGAAGAGTGGAACGACGACCCGACCGACTGGCCGAAGATCATCCACCAGTACGAGTTCGACTGGTGCACACCCGATGTGGTTTACATCGCGGAATACTACAAGGTCGAGGACGTCACTGAGACCATCCGCATCTTCCGAGCCATCGACGGCACAGAGGAGCGTTACAAGTCCAGCGAGTTCACCGACGACCCGGCTCTGGAAGAAACCCTGGCCGCCATTGGCAGCATCGAGGTGCGCCAGCGCAAGATCAAATCCCGCAAGATTCACAAGTACATCATGTCCGGTGGCAAGGTGCTGGAAGACTGCGGCTACATTGCAGGCAAGTGCATCCCCATCGTGCCGGTCTACGGCAAGCGCTGGTTTGTGGACAACGTCGAGCGCTGCATGGGCCACGTGCGCCTTGCCAAGGATGCCCAGCGCCTGAAGAACATGCAGTTGTCCAAGCTCGGCGAGATCAGCGCGCTGTCCTCTGTCGAAAAGCCCATCCTCACGCCTGAGCAGGTCGCTGGCCACCAGGTCATGTGGGCAGAAGACAACCTCAAGGATTACCCATACCTGCTGATCAATCCGATCACCGACCAGAACGGAAATCAGGCCGTCAGCGGCCCGGTGGCCTACACCCGCAGCCCGGCCATCCCTCCGGCGATGGCTGCCCTGCTGCAGGTGACCGAGCAGGACATGCAGGACATCCTCGGCAGTCCACAGCAGGCCGACAAGATGGTCAGCAATATCTCCGGCAAGGCCGTCGAGATGATCCAGCAGCGCCTGGACATGCAGACCTTCATCTACATGAGCAACTTCGCCAAGGGCATGAAGCGCTGCGGCGAAATCTGGCTGAGCATGGCCAAGGACGTTTACGTCGAGGAAGGCCGCCAGATGAAGGTGATCACCGACAACAGCGACACCGACTCCGTCACCTTGATGCAGCCGACCATCGACCAGGAGACCGGCGAGGTCAAGATGGCCAACGACCTGGGCGCAGCCAAGTTCGACGTGGATGTGGACGTCGGCCCGTCCTCCAGCTCCAAGCGTGCGGCCACCGTTCGCGCCCTGACCGGCATGATGCAGATCACCCAAGACCCAGAGACCCTGCAAGTGCTCGGTGCCATGGCCATGATGAACATGGAAGGCGAGGGCGTTGGCGACGTGCAGGATTACTTCCGCAAGCGCCTGATTCGCATGGGCGTTGTCAAACCGACCGACGCAGAAGCCGAAGCGCTCATGGCCGAGATGCAAGCAGCTGGCCAGCAGCAAGACCCGAACGCCATCTTCCTGCAAGCCGCAGCCGAAGAAGCCGTGGCCAAGGCCGCCAGGGCACGTGCCGACACGGTGGAGACCATCGCAAGCGCAGAACTCAAACGCGCCCAGACGGCCGAGACCATGGCCAAGGCCAGCGAGATTGATCAGAACATCGCATTGACCACAATCGATGCACTGGAGCAGGCATCACT